GTATCTAAGGAAGCGGTGGTTACGTTGGAACAAGCTTTAAACGCACTATCCAAGATGGCAAGAGAAGGTCTTGTGAGTAGGATAAAGGTGTCAAAGAAGTGGCTGTACTTTAGAAACCCGGAGCAGATTGTATGAGTAAGTTTACATCAGAACCGAACAAGTGGTCGGTAACAAGAATGCTGTGTGAGTGCGGTGGTGAGTTTGAGCATAAGTTCAGCACCAAGTACAAGGACAAACCGTATACACACGTTTGCAATAAGTGCAACGCACTGGAAGAGACAGATGTTATCTACCCGAAAACAGAGTGGCATGAGTGAGGTCACGAGTAAAGATAACCATAGGACTGCCAATCAAGGGGAACCGTCAGCAAGGTACAAGGCGGCATACGAGAAGGCACAACAGTGGATGAAGGATAGGTGAGTGAATTTGACCACATGCCATACGAACACATCCCTCTTGGATTTAACTTAACAAAGGATGAGGGAACAATGATTGACTACAGCGAAAGCCTGATAAAGATACGACTGCTACGCAAGAAGGCGCACGATGCCATTCTTGACAAGAAATGGGCAGAAGCTTGTGATTATCTGGATGACATCGTAATAGCTGCCCGTGCAGCAAAGATGTTCTGTCTTGGGGAGATTAAAGAATGAGAGGGGTATCAGATGAGGTTAACGCGCAACAAAGAGTTGAACCAAGTTTTAACCTCAGCGGAAGAGAAGGGGTGGACCTTTGTTTATGGCGGCAAACATATAAAAGGTACACACCCGACGGGTAAGACGACAACTATATCCCGCACTCCAAGCGATGGACGAGCGGTTAAGAATATCAGGCAAACTTTAAAGGTGCAGTAATGGATGATAGAAACATAAACGCTTTTGGAAACATCATTAAGAAAAAGGGACGAGGGCCGGGGCGTAAGCCACGTAAGGTTCACGTATCTTTTAGGTTAGACAAGGTAGTCTATAACGCCTTAGTAGAACGATGTGGTGACGAATGGCGCAATGATCTGAACGATCTACTACATAAAATTTTAGTTGATAGAACTGTTGTGGACCCGCGCAAAAAAGAGTAAAGTGTTTTACTATGGCTGCTACCCCCGAAGTGAAGGTGAAGCAATCCGTAGTCAAGCTTTTAAAGCACTACGGGGCATATTACTTTTTCTCTGCAACACATGGTTTTGGTCGGTCAGGCATACCGGACATTACCGCGTGTTTGCGGGGGCTCTTTGTGGCTATAGAGTGCAAAGCAGGTAAGAACAAACCGACAGAGTTACAAGAGCGGGAACTTGCTGACATACAAGCGGCGGGGGGTGTGGCGTTGGTAATAAACGAAACCAACCTGCACGAGTTAAAAGAAATTCTTGACCAGTTCACAGGAGTAAGCAATAGTGCCGAAAACAAAAGTGGGGATAGTGGAGCGGGTGCTTGATCGGTTTGTATCTCCAGAAGCTAAAATCCTTGCCGACCATCTACATAGACCGTTAGAGGACGAGCTCGGTTATTTTGACGTGGCTAAATACATATTATTGGAGGGGGAATTTTCCCTACTAGACTGTGCGTATCTAAAGCTTGCCGCGCACCAGAACATGGTACAGGAAACCAAGAACACCATCCTACGCAACGTGCTTGAAGTTACCAAAGTTGAAGTTAAGCCAACGCGTCGTAGGAGCAAAGTATGAACTTACTTTGTTTGGATTTTGAAACGTACTACGACAAAGACTATTCCCTAATGAAGATGACGACTGAGGAGTACATTCGCAGTCCGTTGTTTGAGATTATTGGTGTAGCAGTCAGTACCAACGGGGGTGAGCCTGAATGGTTTAGCGGTAGCATGGATGCTACGGCGCTGTGGCTACGAAAGTTTGACTGGGAGAACAGCATGGTTCTTGCTCACAACGCCATGTTTGACATGTCCATACTTAATTGGCAATGCGGGGGTCTACGCCCGAAGCGTATAGCAGACACTCTTTCTATGGCAAGGGCACTGCATGGCACTGAGGTCAGAGGTAGTTTGGCGTACCTTGCCGAGCATTACAAAGTGGGGGTCAAGGGTGAAGAAGTAGGTAAGGCTATCGGCAAACACAGGGGCGACTTTACTCCCACCGAACTTGCCGCCTACGCAGGGTACTGCCGGAACGACGTTTCGCTTACCGTAGACATCTTTAAGATCATGGCCGAGGGGTTCGCTGCGTCAGAGATGGAGTTGATCGACCTGACCGTACGGATGTTTTCAGAACCCAAGCTCACTATTAACTCTATAGATTTGTTAGAGCATCTTGGCAATATAAAAGCCGCTAAAGAAAGCCTGTTGGATAAGGTAGGCATAACCCGCAAAGAATTGATGAGCAACATCAAGTTTGCAAAGGTTCTTATTGCGCTTGGTGTAACCCCCCCAACTAAGATTAGCAAGACTACAGGCAAAGTAACCTCGGCATTTGCCAAGAGTGATGAGAAGTTTAAAGAACTACTTAATCACTCCAACCCAGACGTTCAGGCGTTGGTAGCTGCGCGGTTGGGTGTCAAGTCTACGTTGGAAGAAACCCGCACCCAACGCTTCATCGGTATAGCCGGTCGCGGTTTAATGCCAGTTCCCCTCCGCTACTACGCGGCACACACCGGTCGGTGGGGTGGAGATGACAAACTGAACCTCCAGAACATACCGCGTACGTCCCTCATAAAGAAAGCATTACTTGCCCCAGAAGGATATGTCCTAGTCGATGCCGACTCCTCCCAGATTGAGGCGCGGACTTTGGCTTGGTTCGCGGGGCAAGAGGACTTAGTTGATGCGTTTACTAATAACGAAGACGTATACCGCATGATGGCGGCTAAGATTTACCACATCTTCCCGACCAGCAGAGTCTCTACAGAGCAGCGTTTTGTAGGCAAAGTAGCCGTGCTTGGCTGCGGTTACGGCATGGGTGCGGATAAGTTTCAAGCCATGCTGCATAGTTACGGTGTACATATGACGCTAACGCAAGCCGAAGAAATTATCTACATCTATAGGAGAGCTAACGCTAAGATAAAAGACTTATGGGATGCCGCACAGCATGCCATCAAAACAATGACTGAGAACAAAACATGTAGTCTGGGTAAGGATGGGGTGTTGGAAGTGTATGGGTTACAGGGTATCAAGCTACCTAACGGGCTGTTCCTTAAGTACCCTAATTTGCGTAGTATGGTTGATGAGAAAAAGAATCAGTATGTTTATGCATACGACAACAAGCGCGGGGCGCAAGTTGTAACGACTCATATATACGGCGGCAAGTTGGTGGAGAATATTTGTCAGGCCCTTGCTAGGATAGCTATTGGGGACCAGATGAGGCAAGTGGCGAAAAAAATTCCCGTGGTACTTACGGTACACGATGCAATTGCATGTATCGTACCAGAGGATAAATGGGCCGAGAGCATGAGGTTCATTTCAGACTGCATGCGTACTGCCCCCGCTTGGGCTGAAGGGTTGCCGTTTAATTGTGAAGTTGGTTACGGTAAGAACTACAGCGATAGCGGTAAGAAACAAACAATAGAAGCGTGGGGTCTATAGCATGTCCAAACCAATAACGTGGTCTTACAGTAGTTTGTCGTTGTTTCAGCAATGCCCCCAGAAGTACTATCGGTTGAGGGTTGCGAAGGACATAAAAGACCCGCCATCTAAACAGATGCTATACGGGACTGAAGCACACAAAGCTGCCGAGGACTATGTTAGGGACGGCACCCCCCTACACCCCCACTTCAAGTTCATGCAACCCGTGTTGGATACCCTCCGCGACATAGACGGGGACAAGCACTGCGAACAAAAGCTTGGGTTGACAGAGGACTTGCAGCCTTGCGGGTTCTTTGATCCAGACGTTTGGTGGCGCGGCATAGCCGACTTGGTCATCCTGCAAGACGATGTAGCACGGGTGCTTGATTACAAAACAGGTAAAGCGGAATACGCCGACACCAAACAGCTAGAGATTATTTCTCTGGCAATATTCAAGCACTTCCCCAAAGTGGAATCAACCAAGTCAGGGTTGTTATTTGTAGTACATAACAAGTTTATACCCGCCGCTTACAAGAAAGAAGATGAAGCAAAGCTATGGGTCAAGTGGAAGCAGGAGACCGACAGGCTCAAAGCGTCTTATGAAAACAATGTATGGAACGCGACAAAGAATTTTACTTGCCGGAGTTGGTGTCCGGTGTTTGATTGCCCACATAACGGAAGGAAATCATAATGCCCTACGTAAACAAACCAAGGCCGTATAAGAAAGAATATGCACAGCAGCAAGAGCGTGGGGAGTTACCCGCCCGTATGGAACGCCAACAGGCGCGACGGGATATGGATAAGAAAGGGATAGACCGTGCAGGTAAGGTCATTGATCATGTTACTCCCTTGTCTAAAGGAGGCACGAACGCACCGTCTAACCTTAAACTAACTTCAAGAGCCAAGAACGCGTCGTTCAGCCGCAACGCCGACCACTCCGTCAAGAAGAATAAGCCAAAAAGCAAATAATGGATATCATTGAGGATAGGGCATTGTTAGTACGCACCAAGAACCCACAACGTATAACAGACGCTATAAAAAAAAGTAGCCTTGTGGTGGATGGTTCGACGGACGTATTCAAAGTGCTGGTTAAGTGGGAGTTGACGGAAGCTTCGCAGCTTGCAAAACTTATTAAGGATGTGCCGTCACCTATCAGCCGGGACTATACTTGGCCGGGGATTTACAAACCTTTTGCCCACCAGAAGAAAACGTCGGAGTTTCTGTCGCTACGCCATCGGGCGTTTTGTTTTAACGAGCAAGGCACGGGGAAGACCGCATCGGCTATCTGGGCTGCTGATTACCTGATTAAGCAAAAGGAAGTGCGCAGAGTGCTGGTTATATGCCCACTATCTATTATGCGGTCGGCGTGGCAGGGGGATTTGTTCCGGTTCGCGGTTCACCGCACCTGTGGTATCGCGCATGGTAGTCGTGCCGAGCGGGAGAAAGTTGTATCCAGCAACGTAGAGTTTGTCATCATAAATTTTGACGGTGTAGGTGTTGTTAAAGACTCCATAATCAAGGACGGTAAGTTTGATTTAATCGTCGTAGATGAGGCATCGGCGTACAAGAACGTCCAAACCATTCGGTGGAAGGTACTACGGGACATAGTTACGCCGACCACCCGCGTATGGATGATGACAGGAACCCCAGCTTCGCAGTCCCCCGTAGATGCTTATGGGCTGGCTAAACTGGTGAATCCTGCCAGTACGCCTAAATTCTTTGGGCAGTTCCGTGATTCTGTTATGACTAAGGTAACGCAGTTTAAGTGGGCCCCCCGCGCTCAAGCCGAGAACATTGTGCATGCTCTGCTGCAACCGGCCATACGGTTTGAGAAGAAAGACTGCTTGGACTTACCCCCTGTCGTGTATGTAGATAGAGAGGCCCCCCTTACCGCACAACAAGTTAAATACTACAAGCAGCTCAAAGACAAGTTTAGACTGTACGCGGACGGTGAAGAAGTAACGGCAATAAATGCAGCCGCTAACATGACAAAACTACTGCAAATATCAGGGGGTGCAGTCTACACAGACTCAGGGGAAGTTGTAGAGTTTGACGTATCCAACCGCCTCGCCGCCGTAGAAGAAGTAATAAACGAAGCAACACAGAAGGTATTGGTGTTTGTCCCGTTTCGGCATACTCTACAACTGCTCAAGAAGTATTTGGACGGGGTAGGGATTACTTCGGAGATTATCAACGGGGATGTAAGCCTTAATAAAAGGTCGGCAATATTTGACAAATTCCAGACCAAGCCCGATCCCAAGGTGCTTTTGGTGCAACCCCAGACAGCTTCACACGGGTTGACTCTTACCGCAGCGAACGTGATTATCTGGTATGCCCCAGTAACGTCTGTAGAAACCTACCTGCAAGCTAATGCGCGTATTGACAGACCGGGGCAGAAACATAACATGACCGTCGTACATATTTCAGGCAGTCCGGTAGAAAGCCGTTTGTACGCAATGCTAAGAAACAAAATAAACATCCATAACAAAGTCATTGACCTATACAAAGAAATGATCAATAAAGACTTGACAATGTAAAACAGTAGTATATACTGTGAAGACGCATCACAATAAAGGGGAGTAACATATGGACGTAGAAGTTGAAGAACCACAAGAAGTAGTATCTACAGATAAGCTCATAGAAGCTTACGTAAGAATACGAGATAGCCGTACAGAAGCAAAGCAAGTGTTTGAATCGAGTGATGAGGAGTTCGCCAAGCAGTTGAAGGTGCTGGAGTTAGAGCTACTGAATATCTGCAAGGCCCAAGGTGCCGACAGCATCAAAACAAAAGCCGGTACTGCCATACGCACTATCAAGAGCAAGTATTGGACGGGTGATTGGGAAAGTATGTATGCATTCATCCGCAAGAATGACGCGTTCCTACTTTTAGAGAAACGTCTGCACCAAACCAATATGCGGCAATTCTTGGATGAAAACCCCGACCAGAAACCGGCTGGGTTAAACATAGATAGCGAGTATGCAGTTACCGTTCGTCGTAGCAAAAACTAAGAGGACTATATGACTACCCAACTAAGCCTGTTCCAACAAGAACTTCCCGACTTCCTTAAGAATGCGGAACCCAATGCGCTAACCAAGTCGCTTGCCGGTAACACAGCAAACAAAAAAATCTCCATCAGGGGCAACGTATTCCGCATGGTTGTTGGGGGGGAAGAGATACGCAAGTCGGACTCCCGCTCGTTGCAATTCATTATTGTTAACGCGTCTCCACATGTAGCAAGGCAGTTTTACGAAGGTGCGTACAACCCAGAGAACAAAGCGGCAGCGGACTGCTGGTCTCTGGACGGCAAAGCTCCCGACGCAACCGCTGCTAAACCGCAGGGGACCAAATGCGATACCTGTCCGCAGAATATTAAAGGGTCAGGACAAAACGGTGGTCGGGCGTGTCGTTTCCTGCGTCGGTTGGCGGTCATACTACCTGATGCTCCTGATGTGTACCAGTTGGTGGTCCCTTCGCAGTCTATTTTTGGTAAGGGGGATAAGAACACCATGCCGTTTGATCAGTACCTTAAGTACGTAGCTTCTAATCGTCGTAACATTGACGAAGTTATTACTCAGGCTACTTTTGATACGGATAGTGCTACGCCTAAGTTGTTCTTTGACGCCGTAGCGCATGTCAGTAGCCAAGAGCAGCTCGATATGGCAAGGGCGGCAGGGCTTACCGAAGACGCCCAACGCGCTATTACGTACTCGGTATCAGCGGTAGAAGGAGCAGGTAATACCAATAAGGCACTCCCCAAACCCGCTGAAGCAAACCCCGAGCCGCGGAAGGGGGAAGTTGCCGAGCCGCAGGAAGAGGAAGTTGCCGAGCCTAAGAAGCGCGAAGGAAAAGCTTCTAAAGCCGAACCCGCCCCGAAGAAAGACCTTCAGGATATTATGAAGCAATGGGCTGAGTAATATGAATGGGTACAGCAAGAGATTGATTGATGAAAACAGAGCAGCTAAAGCGGATCACGTCGGAGTAAGGCTTGGGCGCTTGTGTATAAGGAGGGACACCCCCGTGACAGAAGTGGCTGAGTACTGCAAAGTATCGCGTATGACAGTCTACAACTGGTTCAAGGGGGTTACTTACCCACGCCTTGATATTGAACCGCTCGTGTTGAAGTTTATTGATAAGCTTGCTTCCCGCTCTACTTGACGTTTAATCTGTGTCTAATAGGCAACGGGCTAACCCCCCGTTGCTTTTTCATCTATAGGCTATGCCATGACAGACCTACTAGCCCAAGTATTGCCATCCGAAGGGTGGTACTGCATTATTGGGTTGCAGCAGGGCAGCATGCCGAGGCAATGTTTTGTTGAGACGCTGAATGACGCCAATGTAGAAGCTAAGAAGCTAGCTATGGCAGATTATGATGTCTACTTCGGTTGCGCCAAATACCGTGATAAAGGTAATAGATTAAAGAAGAACGCCGCGTATTTTAAATCTTTCTGGTTGGACATAGACTGCGGTGCAGCCAAACCGTACGCAACGCAAGCTGACGGTATAGAAGCTCTTAAGATTTTCTGCGGTACAAACAAACTGCCCCGTCCTACGCTGGTTAATTCTGGCAGGGGTATCCATGTCTATTGGCCTCTCACAGCTACGATAAGTCAGGAAGAATGGCTCCTCGTGGCCGAAAAGCTTAAGGAAACCTGTGTATCCGCAGGGCTCCACGCAGACCCCGTCGTAACTGCGGACGCTGCTCGTATCCTGAGAGTTCCACAGACATATAACCATAAAGACCCAGCACACCCCGCAAGTGTTGATATGCTTTATGAGGGAGTGCCGACGGACTACAACACGTTTCGTAGCCTGTTCGGATTAGCGCAAGCGGCCCCGACATCAGCACAGTCGGCTCCGGCGCATATACCCGTAGCTAATTCCCTGAATGCCTTAACTCTGTCGTTGCTTGGCAACCGCATATCCATATTCAAGACGATCATGGAGAAGACAGCAGAGGGCAAGGGATGCGAACAAATATATAACATAGCTATAAATCAGGCAACCATAGAAGAGCCGTTGTGGAGGGCGGGGTTATCCATAGCTCACCGTTGCGAAGACCGTGCAACTGCCATACACAACATATCGAGGCTTCACCCCAACTACAACGCTGTGCAGACGGAGCAAAAAGCAGAAGGCACGGAGGGGCCGTATCTATGTAGCACGTTTGAACGGATAAACCCCACAGGGTGCGCGAACTGCCCCCACAAAGGCAAGATCAGTAGTCCCATAGTGTTAGGGCACGACATTGCTAGAGAAGAAGAGGGGGATGTCACAGACCCAGAAGACGAACTTGATGAAGTAGAACGGGAACGGTTAAGCGTTAAACCTCAAATCCCGTGGCCGTATTTCAGGGGCAAGAAGGGAGGTATATACAGGGAAATAAAAGACGACGAGCCAGCCTTGATATATGAACATGACCTGATAGTAGTACAGCGGTTGAATGATCCGAAGGAGGGGGAGTGTGCGCTACTGAAGCGGTTCTTGCCAAAGGAAGGATGGAAGGAATTCACGATACCAAATTACTTACTTACTTCCAAGGATGAGTTACGGCGGGAGATATCCAAGAAAGGGATCATAGCGCACCCCAAAGCTTACGACGGAATAATGGCCTACATAGTTGATTCTTTAAAAAACTTACAAGTCACCAAAAAGGCAGATGAAATGAGAACGCAATTTGGTTGGGCAGAGGGGGAGAACAAGTTTATCTTGGGGGAGCGGGAGATATCTCCAACGACTGTTTGCTACAGTCCCCCGTCAAGTTCTACGCTTGAGATGTCGAAACACATGGAACCAAAAGGGTCGTTTGAGGTGTGGAAAGACGTATTCAATACTTATGCAATGGAAGGTTTTGAACCCCATGCTTTTGCAGCGTTGACGGCTTTTGGTTCCCCCCTAATGAAGTTTTTGGATTTAAAGGGGTGCTTAATCAACTTGATCAACACTACCTCCGGCACCGGCAAGTCAACCATCTTACGCATGGCAAGCAGCGTATACGGGCACCCAGAAGAAATGCTGCTGACATGGAAGGACACCTATAACTCCATCGTCCACAGGGCGGGGGTGATGAATAACCTGATGATTGGTATTGACGAAATCACTAAGATGAAAGCAGAGTTGTTCTCTGATCTGGCGTACAGCATTACGCAGGGGCGGGGTAAGAACCGCATGAAGCAGTCGGCGAATGAGGAACGGTTGAACCTGACCAAGTGGGCCGCGCTGTGGATGTCTACGTCTAATGCCAGTTTCCGGGATAAGTTGAGTTCCCTGAAGGACACGCCCGACGGCGAGATGATGCGGATGTTAGAGTACAAAATTGACCTAACCGGTAACCTAAGTAAAGCTAAAGCCGACGCTCTGTTCAATCAGTTGTTCACTAACTACGGGCATGCAATGCAGCCGTACATGCAATACGTTTCGGCCAATCTCGATGAAACACTTTCTGTGGTTAAACGTATTCAACTTAAGCTGGATACGGAGATAGGGCTCGAAAGTCGGGAACGGTTCTGGTCGGTAACTGCGGCGTGTAACATTGGCGGCGGCATCATTGCCCAGAACTTGAACTTGCACAACTTCAATATGAAGAGAGTTTACGGGTTCGGGGTGGGTATGCTTGCCGAATCCAAGAAGAACTTGCTGGCACCGGTAGTGGATATAGGCAGCATTATTGGGGAGTTTGTTAATAAGCATATAAGTAATGTGCTGGTAGTGGATGGGATGTCTGATCTGCGCACAGGGCTTATTCGGCCCCCCTCAAAGGAACCTCACGGGGAACTCCTTGTCCGCTACGAGCCCGATACCAAGGAGCTTTGTGTATCACGTAAAGCGTTTAGAAGGTTTTGCGCGGAGAACCAGATTACCTACGCTGAGGTTTTGAAGCGCATGCACGAGGATAAAGTATTTATTGCGGAGAAGAAAAAACATCTTACTAAAGGCACCAGCTTAGTAGCTCCACCGGTTGACGTTCTTGTTTTTAACTGCGCCAACTTTGATTTATCGCTGTGAGACGCACCTTTGAAGCAATAATGGTATAGTGTCTCCGTGGCCTCCCCGGTCACAGATGCTTACTCCTCCCCCTTACCCCGCCCAGCGCGGGGTTTTTTTAGTCCTTGCCCAATATGTTCCTAAGTTTCTTGGACAGCACCAGTCCTCTTTCGGCAAACGCTTCTTCTGTGTCGTGCCTTTTTAATGATTCTTTGAGGTTTTTACCGGATATTGTAACGGCTGGATACTTGTCGTTAAACGCGTCGATGTTATCCAACACCGCATCTTCCTTATCCATATCATCCGCGCTACGCGCTTCATAGTAGTCATTCATAAGTTCGGTGCGTTCTTGCAAGAGCGCTACTTCTACGCCCTTACGTTCGACGTTGTCCCGCAACTCTAAAGCAATTTCTTGTGGGCTAAACCCAAACATCTTCTTGGATATGTCCAACACGCTCACTTCTTCGGGTTCAAATACCGTTCTACCTTTAGGCGTTTTAACACCCTCGTTTGCGTATCTTGCGGCCACAAGTACGTTGCGTAACCCAGCGGGTGTCATAGTCTCAAAAGCCCGATCCCAATGCCCGTTAGAGAAATAGTCCCATGCTTGCGCACCGCTGACTCCCATACCGACTATAGGACCGAGCATGGCTACAATCCACTGCTGAAATTCGCTTTTAACGTCTTGGCTCTGTTTGATTGCTGTGTCTTTAAAGAACATGTCGTTCAACGTAAGCCGCGAGTGCAAGTCAACATTGGTTGCTACGGTTGCGGGGCCGTACAACAAGGCATCAGCAACGGCTTCGTTTTTAAAAGTCTGCCGTGCCCATTCACGCATCCACAGGTTGGGGTCTTTGCGCATCAACACATCTTCATCTTCATCATCCAACTCACCAAGGCCCATGATGATAAGTTCAACAGCTTTGACAATTGGGAACGGTAGCCCCATAACCCCTGCAAATGTGGCTGTCATAGCAAGAGTACCGGAGAACCGTATGGTAGCGGCACGAGCGGCGGCTTTTGCAGTGGCGCGTTCGTCAGCAGTCAACGTCTTATCAAACGACAACGCCTTTAGGTTACTGACTATCTCTATCATGTTCTTGCCGAGGTAGAACACCGTCTCAATCGGGAACCGTTTGAACTGCAATACCACCCGTGCAACGGGGTTATTTAACACTCCGGGCCTGTTACTACGCCCGTAGTTACCCAAGGCTTTGAAGGATAGTTCTGTGGCTTTATTGACCGCATCTGCGTGAGACATGCCTTCACCACGCGCAAGATCATAGGCGGTCATGTAAGTTATCTCACGGGAGTTCTTCTCCATGCTATGAAACAAACCCGCTGAAGCTTTATGGGCTATATCAAGTATCTTGTTTCTTGACGCTATGTCTGCGGACGGTTTACGTAACCCGGGGAAGAAGTCTGACGTAAGAGTTGCATCTATCACGCTGTTAAGAACACCCTCTTCGTAAGCCCGACGTTTATCAAAATTGTCACGTTGCGCTTCCGGTACTTTAGCCGCTAGCGTATCCAGAACAGTATTACGCTCAAGCTCCCCCATACGATCTTTAGGTAACTTGTTCTTGTTGTACAACTCCCTAGCGGTTTTAACAATCTGGTCGGCTTCGCTATATATGGCTTCAAACTTCGGCACGACGTTGTCATAAGATGGATACGTAACTGACCCTTTGCCAGTCCACGAAGCTTTTGAACCCATGATGGAAGTGCTGTACTTGCCCAATACAGAAGTCACTTTACGAGCCCCGGCTTTGGGGAACTCCGACAACAACTGCGGGTATGAGAACGTCGGCACACTAAACAACTGCATAATGGCCGAAGACGCCGACGACAAATAGTAGTAGAAGCTGATGTTAGTTGTAGCGTTAGCCACCTTCTCCATCATGTCGTTAGGATCAGCAGGTTTCATGGCGTACTGCACACGCCGCTGCAACTCAGAAACAACTGCTTCCAACTCCCTTTGGTTGGGCGCACCTTGCATACCTTTTACCGCTGCCCTAGCGGAGTCCACCGCATTCAATGCTTTGTTAGACATCTCCATACGGGCAAGCTGGGCAGAGGTGTGGTACGCGGACTTCACAAACCCACGGAACGCGTCGGCGTTATAAAAGGCAGTGGATTTGCGGTGGATGAAGTGTTTACGCATGCTGACTTCAGGCAGGGTTTCCAAGTACGACTGATATATCGTGTCCTTCAAATTTTCTTTAGATTCTTTTCCTATATCAAAAGCCTCTACCGCATCCAAAGATTTTTTCAAAAACGTGCTGACCGATTGCATGTAGTCACGAGTTTTCTGTATGTCTGAGCCACTTGTGATTTCTTCGTCGGGGTATTGGGACTTGTAAAACTCAAGTTTTTTCTGGTTTTCGTACGCTGTCTCCGACATATCGAAGCCCATATTTGCACCCTTGCCAACTTGAACCCAGTACGAACCGACACGGAATAAGGGGAAATACGGAGCAGTTACTTTGCTTTGTTCAAACATCGACTGCACGCCGGAGATTATTCGTGTCTTGTAGTCATCATAGTCGGCGTTAGCTTTGGTAGCTTCTGCTCTGGTCATGCCGGTAGTGTCTGGACGCGCCCCCAAAGACCGTTCAACCCGCTGGAGCAACAAGGTTTGATTTAGCTGGAACCGCTCAGAATGAAAGTCACGGGCCGCAATATACACTTGATGTGCGCCAGCCACCCTACCTAGCTCCCGCCATGCGTTAGCAAGTTCTACCCGCTTGGCAGCAGAGGTAACCGTGTCTTTAGAGGTAGGCGTACGGCCTTTGGTGGTAGAAGGGTCTATACCCGCCTCCGTACTTTCATTCATCGTCTTGTGCAGTAGTTCCGCACCGGCAGGGTTCTTACGCAGAATATCTGCCCACTTCTCAATGATGTCCGAACTCTGCTTCAAGTACGCGTCGGTCTTACCATCCATCTGGGCAAGGGCATCGGCCACATCCGAAATGCTTTGTAAGTCTTTTCCATACATCTGTTTGATGTGGTGAGGTGACATGGCAGACAACAGTACTTTATTAAATACCGTACCTCCACTCAAGCCCAGCCACAGTTTGGCAACTTGGAATTTATCCCCAACCGTACGCGCACGCATGAAGTCCTGCATAGGGGATGTGTAAGGAAACTGACTTGCCCCAGCTTTAGCATTACCCTGTCTCATTGGGCCAGCGTTAGCGTTTGTAGCGTTAATAGCTTCTTGCAGGATTTCTGGTTTTGTTTCTTCCATCTTTGAAGTAGATTTCCCACGCGCTGTACTTTGATCGCGGGTGCTTAAAAGCGTGTCGGTCAAGGCCACCAAGTCCATAAAGGCAGACTGATCCTGCGGCCCAAAGTTGAAGAACTTACGCACGTTCTCCACAAACTGACTAAAGAAGCTTTGTTTCTTGCCCTGCAACGTCGCCATAAACTTCTGCAACGCGGGGTCAGTCATGCCGTACGTGACAAACTCTCTTACGTTTTCAAAAGCTACCGCAGGAATATCGAGCTTGATACCGCTGGCTTTGTATGCCGCGCCAACTTCGTCCATCAGGTTGCGCAGGTCGTTAGTTATGCGGGATACTGCCGCGTCGGTCTTTTTTAACCCTGTGTTGATTTTCTTGACCGTAGCAGCATGCAACGCTTCGTGCAGGATGGTCCTGATGTTTGACCCCTGCGAAGCACCAAACTGATGGCTCCGTATAAAAATCTGTCTGACAACGAGGGTTGAAGAAGGGAAACTAAATTCTCGATATAAGCCACGGGCGTTTTTTAAGTTTTCCTGTACGTCCAACGACTTATCGGCAAGGTTCTCCGGTGTGACAACGAAGTATTCAACACCAAACATGAAGGGGCGCAAGCGTTGCGCAATCAGTTTCTCAAAGGCGTTTCCCGTCTTAATGACGTGGTCAAGTGCTTGTTGAACAGTTGTGAACGTACTGAACTTGGCATCTACCTTTCCAGACGTACCAAGTTCCAGTTCTTGTTTATAGGTATCGCCTTTGGGAGGTAACGCCCCTTCCAATTGCCCAAGTATGTCCTCTTTACTGGCGTACTGATCCCGAGAGTTTGTTTTAAGAGTTGCAAACGCCTCTTGAGAGATAGCCCCTTGATCGGCAAGTTGCTTGGCAAGCCGTGTAACGTCCGTTTTGCTGGCATCTAGGTCAGCATTTAGATCAGCTATTTTTGTGTCAATTTCTTCTTGCGTCAAGTTACGCGGCGCTTCTTTTGAAGGCTTAACTTCCTCCGCAGGGGCTTTTGCCTTTTGTTCTTTGACGTGGTCAATTACTTTTTGCGGGTCAATGAAACCTTGCGCGTCGGCAAAGCTGTTCAGTAATGCATCGCTACGCGGCAAGTTGTTGCTTTTAAGTATGAGTATGGCTTTGTCACGGGAAGCTTGGATACCAAACGCAGCAGCAGGTTTTTCTTCGTTGATAGGCGCTTCACCGAGAGGAGCGGGAGTAACGGGAGCTTCACTGATAGGAGCGGGAGTAACGGGAGCTTCACTGATAGGAGCGGGAGTAACGGGAGCTTCACTGATAGGAGCGGG